GCACAAGATTTCCCCTACAATAGGTAGGGCCCCTGAGAGTAAGATCCAGGGAGAAGATCACAAGCCCAGATCTGAGATGAGAAATCTCGGAGCTGGGCTTTTTTTGTTTGCTTATGAGACAAAGACCAAACGAAGAAAACTGGCAACCAGATTTCGTTTTACACGGAATGATGGACTTAACGAAGTCTGTCGAATCTGCCGTACCCGCCACCGAAACATCCCTTGCCAAACGAATCATTCATGGTGAAATCTCCAATCCGAATCTTGATGAGGAAAATGAACAGCTCATCCAAAAATCCCTCGATTTTTCATACTTCGATTCTAATGGATGGATCAAGTATGAACACCAACCCAAAAACAGTCCCAAGAACATTATCGGTTGTCCACATAGCCGTCATACAACAGAAAAGGGAACTCTTATCACGGGTGCATTGCTCGAAGACACAGAATATGCAGATGATACATGGAAACTTGTAGAATCTTTAGAAAAACACAACCGAACATTTCCTGACCATGCCAAATGCCTTGGTTGGTCCATTGAAGGCAATTATGTCGATGGAAAAGCAAGTAAGGGAGGAACTCGAAAAGCTAAAGTTGTCAATGTTGTAATTACACCTAATCCCATCAATAAGAGTACTTGGCTAAAAACAATGGAGGAAAATCACTCCATTTTTGCCAAGTCACTCGCCGCAACTCCTACCTCAACAGTTCTCTCAGAAAAGACCGGTGGTGATGCTATTACCGGTAATAAGAAGAAAAAAAAGAATTCCAATGCCGAAGAAGAAGTCGATGAAACAATCAAGAATACGACTGAAGAATCAAAATCGGCAAAGGAGAAAGAGAAGACTTCGAAGAAGAATCAACAATCTAAAAAATCAATAAGGAGTCAAACAATGATCACATTTGAATCAGTTGATACTGCAAAACAATTCTATCTCGATAAAGGCATCGAAGAGGATAAGGCCCAAGAATTAGCGAAGGCTCTTTTTCCAGATGACGATACCCCTCTTGATCCTCCTGAAGAGACGCCCAATGCTCTGAAATCTCTCGGTGAGAAAATTGACAAAATCTATAAGAGTTTGTTCAAAGGAGGCCAAGGTACAGAAATCGTGGATGATCCTAATGTTGAAACTGTACCAATTGATGACGAAGAAACGGTAGACGTAGGTGCAGCCTTTGTATCAATGGAGAAATCTGTCTCGAGTGTTGAAAAGTCATTCAACGAATTAGTTGAGTACCTCCATGAAAGTGGTTTGGAAGTGGCTAAGGCTCTTGAGGAAGTTGGTCAGATTCGTGATGACCTTACAGAGAAAGTTTCCGAAATCAAGAAAGCTCTCTTTATCAAAGTTGGTGAAGACGAAGTACCAATTTCCAAAGCTCTCGAGGTTGTTTTCAAATCAAGGGCACAGGTTCCGGATCTTAGCCAATTAGTGCAAACATCTGAAGGTGGTGGAGATGGTACACCTGGAGGTGACAAGCGAATTCCGTGGGATGAAATGTCACAGAAGCTGGATAAAGGTATCGCTGCTAAGAAGATCACTTTAGGTGATCGAGCTCAAGCTGAAAATGCCTGGAAGACCGGTGAACTGCACATTGTCACACCCATTCTTGATAAGTGTGAATAAACAATTCTTTTCCAAATAAGGAATTAAGATTTCAGAACAACAATTAAAAAAGGAGAATTATTATGAATTTTCTTGAAGGCCGCAGTTATGCGGAAATTGTAGAGCTTAATAAGGCCCTTATGTCTAAAGGATTTGAAGATGTAGATCTGACGGGTCCATTAAGTTTTGGAAAGGCGTTTACTGCTGGTGAAGGTACGGGTGCAGCCATGGTGGATCTATCCCAATTGGCTGGAGGTCGTGCCATCACGGTGGAAAATATTGATACTGATCTTAAGGTGACAGCGGAAGATCGAAAAGATTTGAAGTGGTGGCATCTAATTCGGAAAAGGCCAATTCATGCTGTCCTCGATCAGTACGTTGTGCTATCTGATCTTGGTGTGAATGCCAAGAGACACGTCTTTGGAAAATGGAGATCTGAATCGGCATTTCCAAAGACTTCTGACGTAACGCTGTCTCGTAAAGTTGACGCTACGAAATTTGTCCGCGATATGCGCGACATTACCCACGTGATGGAAGTTGTCCAGACTTTTGCTGAGAAACATCAGATCATTAATCGTGCCGGAGCCATGACTTGTATGGAAGCTATTGAATTAGGTTCGATGTATGGAAACTCATCCGCAATCACTACACAGTTTGATGGATTCTATAAAAAATTGATGGATGCGTATAATGCCGGTTATGACGCGATCATTGATTGTCGAAAGACAGGATCATCGAGTGCAAGCCAAGGCGATGAAATCATCGAGGAAAAGTTGGACCTTGGCGCAGAAAAGATCATGAATTCTTTCGGTGCTGCCACGGAGATGGTGATGCCAACGAAGGTCAAGAGTGACCTGAACCAGAAATTGCCGGCAGCAAGACGTGTTTATGTCCCGGGTCAAAGAATGGGTCAAAGATTAGAAGATTTTTATCTTGGTGTACCGGCAGCTGGATACTTCTCAGATTTTGCATATAATGGATGGGGTAAAGGGGGAGATCCACATTTCAATTTTGTACCGTCGATTGATACATTTTTTCCTTCAGGTGAAAGTGCAGCGGTGAAAGCTCCATCTGCTGATTTCCCCAATTCAACAGATTCACCGACAAAACCAACAACTGTAGCAGCAGCCGCGAGTGGATCAGGTACAAAGTTTGGATCAGGTGATGCAGGAACTTATTGGTATAAAGCATCTGCCCTTAACGCCGATGGAATCTCGGAAGCTGTAGCGATTTCATCCGCTGTTACTGTAGCAGCTGGTGAAAAGGTTACTCTGACGATCACCTGTAATGATGCAGATATTACAGGGCTTTCGATTTATCGAAGCGCGATGAATGCTGCAACCGCAGCCGACTGTCGGTGGATTGCTGATATCGCAGTGACCAATGCAACTGGAGATACAACCTGGGATGACACTAATCTTATTCTTCCAGGAACGTCACATGCTGTATTGATTTCGAATGCACCGGTAACGGATGCACTTGATTATCGACAATTGCTGCCATTTGTTAGAATGCAACTCCCCTTCGGATTGAACAATATCGTGGGAGTTCCTTATCTATATATGCTCTATCTCTACATGAGGACACCAAAACTGCGAAATGATAGAACACTGGGAACTTATCACGTTCTTTACACCAACATTCGTTGGTCACAGTCAACATTCTAAATATTTGATTTGGTTCGCCATGAGATCTGGCCCTGGGTGTGCTTTCCGGGGCCGGATCTGGTTGATGAGAATTAATAGCCAGGAGGTATAAAAATAATGAGCAAACAAGTAGTCATTGCACCATTTGATTTCACAGGAAATATGGTTACTTCAGCAGGAGAAATTGAATTTGTAGGCGGCGAGGCAAGAAAATTCACAAAAAAGGTTGGTGAACATCTTGTGAATAATGTTCAAGGATATAAATATGGAATTATTGATGATCCTGAACCAGAAGATAAAGAAGCTCCTGCCGACGATGAATCTAAAGAAGTTGAATCCGGTGAAAAAGCCGTAGCCCTTCCTGTCTTGCAAGATACAATCAAGGGAATCCGTCTATTCGTAACAGATCAAAAAGACCCAAAACTTTCTGCTGCGATTAAGGGCTTGAAAAAGAAGCAGGTCCTGCTTGACGCAATTTATGAATATTACGGAGTCGAGTAGACATCTGAGCAGGTAACCTTGCAGTGCAAAAATTATATCTGGCAAAAACCAATCGTGTCTTTCTCAACACGAAGAAAAGCGTTGATTCTGTCAAGATCTCGTTGGTTGACACAACTGGATCTTACGTTAAAGACTCAGGCAGCGCGGATCTAAAGGAGAAGACCTGTAGTCTCGACGTAGCGTCCAATAAGTATTATTATGACGTAGATTTTGAGGCTACTCAGACTCCCATTGATGCATTTATCTATTGGGAGGCCGCAAAAGACAGTATCGCGGTTCTTCTTGAAGATAAATTCTCACCTGAAGATGCTTTCATTGTCAAATCAGTTTCGACTGACCAGCTTTTAGTCCTGCCATCATTTGTCCTCGATAATTTCCTCAGAGGTATATCTGAGGATGAAATAGCAGAAACTTTCCCAGGCCAGAGTTACCGACAAGCTCTTCGAGATCAAATCCATGCAGCTATTGAGCAGCTTGAGGAAGCAACGCTTTTGTCATTTACTCAGAAATCAGTGACTGGTGAAAAGCATGAATATTACATGCATGAGATATACGAGAAATTCTGGACTGTACAACTATATCATTATCCAATTGTGTCAGTCAGTCAAATAAAGCTTTTACTTAATGATCAGGAGATTGCGGACATCCCACAAGCATGGATTCAAATCGGGAATCCAAAAGAGGGTTTGGTAAAAATCGTTCCTTATGCAGGAGGGATTACAGGATTTGCTTTTCGATTGATAACAAAAGGTGGCCTTGGATTAGCGATTCTGATGGGTGAATCAAGATATGTCCCCGATTTTTTCTCATATGATTACACGCATGGGCTTGACTGGGACAACTTAGATACTAAAGAAAAGCGAAGTATTCAAATGGCTATTGGAAGAAGAGTAGCCATTAATTTTTTACCAAATCTTGATGTTCATCGTGGAATTTCTTCCGAGACAGAATCAGATAGTGGAGCCTCAGCGAGCAGATCTTATACAAGTAGTGCTATATACGGAGAGCATTCAGCTGCCATACAAGCTTTCAAAAAAGAGGAAACCAGATGGATCAACCTGTTCAAGAGAAAATATCTAAAGAGGTTACAGGTTGAAGGTTATTGACCAAATACGTCAAGTGCGATTTGACATTCCAGTTAATGGATTCTCAGTTCATAGAGGCAGATATCCCCACCTCTCCCTGAAGGACCTGCCCGGCCCTCAAGATGTTAATGGCGGCGTTATGATCTCGATCAAGGCGGAAACCACATTGACAGATATAAGTAGGCGAGCGTTTACCTCTTGTCTTTATTTTGCCGCAATTGGAACAAAGCAGCGATGTATTTCCTGGAGGAACTTCAATCACTACACGTCCAGCTTCCTCCGCTTTGGCGTGGAGTATTTGAAGAAATGTATACCAGGATGCGTCAGCAATTTTCTTAGAAACAAATTTATTGCTAAACAAATCTTGAAGGTCAAGCGACTCTATATAAATGGTATCATATTTCTTGATCAAGTCAAGAGCTGTTTTAAAAAGAAAATCTCTTCTTTGATTAGCGATTTTCTCATGACATTTCGCCACAAGTTTTCGTGCTTTATTGCGTCGATTAGATCCATTATTTCTTCTTTGAAGCCGCCTTTGGCGATAAGCCAAAGCCTTCTCAGCATTCTGAAAATACCGGGGATTATCAATTATTTCTCCTTCAGATGTGACGATATAGTTCCTGATACCAAGATCAATTCCAATGGATTGGCCAGTACGTGGAAGAATTTCCTTAAAGACGTTATCACAGGAAAAAAGAACAAACCATTTCCCAGTAGGCATTTGTTTAATTGTGATAACCTTGATTGTTCCTTCAATCGGTCTCGAAAGAAAGAGCTTAAATCTTCCAACATTTCTGATGTAGAGATTTCTTCCCTCAAACCTCCAGCTATTTTGTCTCAACGTAAAAGAACGATATCTATTTGGGGATTTGAAGCGGGGAAAACCTGCTTTACCGTCTTTAGATCTTACTCTTCGAAAGAATCCTTTGAAGGCTTTATCTACACGATCAAGTACATCTTGAAGACACTGAGCATCCATAGTTTTGAATTCAGGAAATGTTTCTTTCAGTTCCGGAACCTGTTTGCATTGATCATAGAAAGAAAGGGATTCTCCCGAATGTTTAAAAATAAAAATTCTTTGTTCAAGCGCGGTATTATACAAATTGCGGCAAAGCTCAAGCCATCGCAGAGCATTAGCTTTAGTAGTCTTATTAACTATCGCTCTATAACGAAACGTTCTTCTCATTTTTTCTTGGGTTTATTCCACAATCTTGATTTGCATTTAGGACACATAATGACTTCAGATTTGCGAGGAATCCACACATGACCGCAACGTTTACATTGAAGTTTTCTGAGTTTGATTTTCACCCACAGAATTTACTCATAAGTAAGTTTTTTGGCAATTTATTTCTGCCATGGAAATGTGAAAAAACAGAGGCAACCTGGCCAATAAGTTCAGAGAGAGAAACTTAAAAGGTTCAGGTTGAAGGACAATACAAATAAATAAAGGAGGCAAAAATGGCCCTAAGTAAAGTAAGACAATTTAATAAATCGAGTCCCCTGTTCAGGTTGATCAAATTTGGGAGAATTTTGAAGCAAATTATCACTCTTGTCAATGAATTAAGAACCGATCATGCCACATCAAAGACAAATCGCGATGCAACCAGAACTCTGGTAAATGAACTGCATGACGACCATGCGACTGTAAGAGCATGGCAGACGGAGGTGGACGGAGATCTGGACAAGATCAATGATTATCTTCATTTCTTGCATGAATCGGATGGTGTGCTTGGCGGAAATTTTGATTTAGTTGCTGGAGCAGCTGCTACCTTAACCGGTTCCGGACACATCCGTTATCGTATTGGTGGCGAGGAATACTACGTCGATCTCGATACTACAATAACACTTCAGGATTCTGGTGATATTGTCACTGGTAAGTACGGAGCATGGCGCATTTTGATTGACCGGGCTGGAACGGTGACAACCCAAGATACGGGAGCACAGATGGCTTGGGATAATGCAGAGGATGCTCTTCTAAACCTCGCAGCTGTGGCTCCTACTGCTAATACGGTTACTCTTGGTTATTTGACAGTCACCAAGAGCGATGGTGCGTTTGACATTGGAACCACAAACTTGAACGCGGCTAACGTCACGACAGTTATTTATGATGTCCGGGAGCCACATAAACAGGTAAGTGGTTTAACCGCTGCCCTTGGCAGTTCGGTTGTGGATGACACAGGTGCAGCTACATGGTCCTGTGGAACCATTGATGTAAAGGTGCTTGGTGTGCGCAAGGCTCAAATTGCTGCCATAACAAAT